ATGGAAATGACAGATGCAAAGGTCGTAGAGAAGAAAATCTACGAAGAGGGAAAGAAGCACGATGATTATGCTTCTAAGGCAACAGGCAATGCTGGTCTGACCCTTGGAATCATCGGCACAGCACTCGGTGCTGGTGCTTGGTTGCTTGGCGGTAACAACCGCAGCGTGTTTGGCTCACTCGGTGGCAGCAATATGCCTGAGAACGTGAACATCAACGCCTATGGAGCTAACGCAAGTTCCAATCAGCCAACCGCCTTGCAGGTAATGGAGAAGGAATGCGATGATGAGGTGAAGTTGCTTACCTACATGTTCGGCATGAAGCTCGACACAGCTAACAAGTTCTACGCTATGCGCGAGACAGACATCGCTGAGAAGTTCTCTATGTATAAGGGTGCTAACGATGCTATCAACGCCGAGAACCGCCGTGCTATCAACGCTGAGTTCGGCCTTTACAAGTCTCAGGTTGATGCGGACTTCGGTCTGTACAAGAATCAGCGAGACCAGTACGATGCGTTGCAGGCTAAGTATAGCGACCTCGACAAGAAGGTAGCCGTCATGGAAGCCCTCACTCCTTATAAGGAGAAGCTTATGATGGCTTACGTCAAGGAGAACACTTGCAACTGCTTGCGAGGGCAGTTGATGCTCCCGAACACTCCAGTACTCCAGGGATATGGTAGTTACAGCGGCTGCAACTGCACCGCTCCTTCAACTCCCACTACAGGAGCGTAACAGAGCAGTAAGGAAGTCGGTTAGACGGACTAAGAAAAAATGAGTTGGTGAGGGGTGTTTGCCCTCGTGGTGGATGCCCTCTCACCTCTCTATAATATATCACCAACTTTAAAGATATTGATTGTTATGATGAATTTTGGTAACAGCCCATTATTGGATATGGGCACAAATCAGCAGCAACCGCAGATGATGGATGCCGAGCTACAGAAGATGTACGAAGCAATACAGCAGAAACGAGCATCTATCAACATGCAAGCGCAGCAGTCTTCCACCCCTTTATGGGATGAGATTGATAAGATTGAAGACAATCTTACAGGCGCACAACGTCAGTACTTGATGCAGAATCAGGAATACGTCAATAGCTTGCAATATGTGTCTAAGCTAGTGCAAGACGAGGAATTGCGCATTATACGCCCTCGTATCGAAAGCACTCAGCAAGGACAGGAGGCATTAAAGAAACATTTGTCTTTGATGCAACGACTGAGAAAAGAAGTAGCACAGGCGGAAGAGCAGAAAACCGCTATGCTTAACGACTATATGACAAATCATAGTGATAAAACGTGGCAAGAGTATCTCGCTATGGTTCAAGGGACAAAGAAGGGAGGAACTAAGAAATGAACGTAACAGAATTGAAAGAGAAACTGCTTACATCGCTTGATTTGTGGGCAGATGCTAGAATAGACGATATGGTTAAGGCTAACCAGATGCTCGCCATACCATCAGTGTACATGAAACGTGCGGCGCACAACATCATCGCCAAGCACAAAGATAGTTGGGGCAAGAGCATTGACAACGCTACCCTATTCATCGCCGATGAAGACGGCAACATAGATGCCAACACGATATTTGAAGATATGATGCAGATGCTAAAATCCGTGGAAGATTACAAATTCGATGTAGGTTTTATACACGGACATATCGACAAAGGAGTTGTGTCTATTGACCTGCCAGATGGAATTGCTACTGCTATCCTCTTTGGAAGCAAGCGAAGCATCAACTTCACAGAGGAGGACTTTGTAGAATTGAAAGATTTGATAATAGGTTAAAAAATATACAAGATATGGAAACAAAAGACATTATGAGTAAGTTTGATGAGCTTTATGGAATGATGGCATCATCAGCAAACGTAAAGTATATGCACGTATTCGGTAATACGATGCGTTGCATGATGAAGGATATGGCATCCAAGCACCCAGAGTTAGCACAAGAGTATCTTGATAAGCTTTGCGCTATCAAGTGGAAGAACTATCTTACGAAGAAGGAAGCTTCTGAGATTGTAAACGGTATGAATCCACCAGTAACCTGGGATATGCAGACATGGATCAATGCTATGACCGGTCTCGGACTTGCAACAGAGGAGAAACCTTATTACAACGATTACGCTTTGTACGTTGCGATGAATCAGGTTGTAAGCGACCACGGATGCACAATTGCTAAGATACTCGGCAAGGAAGATGTTAAGGACATTGATACAGAACATCTGGTTAAGTATGCCCACAGCCTTGCACTCGATTTGTTGAAAGACAAGGATGGTGTATACAACATCAGAGAGTATTTTCTGAAGTAACATCAAAAATATACGGTTATGAAAAAGGTATTCGAAGACATTATAGCTAGCAATGATATGCAGGCTATCAAGAACTGTGTTACGATCATGGCAGATTGTTGTGAAGTCGGAATGAATGACAGCGTAATGCTTGATGTGATGAAGCAGGTCCAGGGAGAGATTGGATCGTGTCATTATAACGAAGAGATGTCAGATATGCATCTTTGTCTCATTGGTCAGCTTCATACTAAAGATGTGGCCAAGGACTATTGGAATGAGGTCAAGAACGACAACATCAATCTCGAAGACTGGTGCGTTCTCTGGGGAGAAATGGTAAAGCGTAACGACGCAAAGATAAAGAAATGGTTCCCGAAGATCAACACGTACAACTACGAGCAAAAGATTTTCGATGAATGTATTTCCTTCCTGGAAAGTGGCAGACTTCCATATTACGACTTGAATGTCTAAAGTTTTTGGTTATTCTGAATGAAGTTTCGGTTTTTTTTGCTATCTTTGCAGAAAGAGACCGAAACTTTATTTTTATTAATTATTCAGGATAACGAAAATGGCAGAAAGATTAAGAGAATTATTAGTAGGGGTCGTGATAGCGGTCGTAGCCTACTTAAAGCCTATTGATGGAGAATTGAAGACATTGGCTTTGGTTTTCTTTCTCAACTTTGCGTTTGGATATCTTAGTGGTATGATAGCAAAAGGTGAGAAATTTGAACTCAAGAAGGCACTTATTTGCGTAGGTCACGCAACGATATACTTCGTTCTATGTGCAGCCGTATATACCATTGGCAGATGGAAAGGGCAAATGGATGGAGCTATTCAATGTGTGTCAATGATTACCTACGTTGTGATTTACTTCTATGGCATGAATATCACCCAAAAGATGATGGAGATATTCAAGAAAGGTACGCCACCATGGATGGTAGCGAACTTTCTACATTATTGCCTTGGACTGTACTTTTTGGAGAGGATACCTTTCCTGTCATCATTTTTTAACTCATACAAACAACAGAAAGGAAATCAATCATGTTAATTACAATAGACAGAGCTTGGAAAAAAGATGGCTATACTATTAGCCGTCTTTACGTTAATGGAGAGTTGTTCGGCTGCAATACTCTTGAAGATGCTGATAGAGGATTGCGCCAAGATATGCAGCTTGAAGAAATCAAGAAGAAAAAGGTGTATGGGCAGACTGCAATACCACGCGGCAGCTATGAGTGCGTATATACCTACTCTAACAGATTCAAGAAGATGCTTCCATTATTAAAGGATGTGCCAGGGTTCGATGGTATCCGTATTCATTCCGGTAACTCTGCAAAAGACACAGAGGGGTGTATTCTTATCGGTAAAAACGATAAGAAAGGATGGGTTAGCGATTCTCGATTATGGACTAGCAAGCTCATTCAGACTATGAAGACAGCTTGGGATAAAAAGGAAAAAGTAACAATTGTAATTCAGTAGCTTATGAAACTGATTGATAAAATAACAAGGGTTGTAATTGCCATTGCAGTAGCAATGCTGATTCTATCAATGTTCTGTAGATGCAAGGCGAAAGAACGTGTGATAGAAAAACAGACATACATCACTGATAAACGTAACGAGGCTAAGTGGGATTCACTCTTTAACGCAAGGCTTGTCAAGGAGCTGGAATTATACAGAGCATCGCATAAAGAGTCTGTAAAGTCTACCACTAAAGAGAAGACACACATAAAAGATAGCACAGCTTCCAAATACGACTCAAATGGAAACAAGGTAGGCGAAGACAGGTTCCACTATGAATACCATGAGATATCTCAGGAAGACGTACAGATACTCAGGGACAGCATTTCGTGCCTCAAGGAATACAAGGACAGCACGTCTCTATATCACAAGAAATGCGACTCGTTAAGCTCAGTGATAAATAAAATATCGAAAGATAAAGTATATGTCGAGAAGCAACTATCAAGGACTGACAGGGCATTTTTGAATATAGGTAAGATAGCTTCAGTTTGCCTTTTTATAGGCATTCTCGCGTTTTTAGGTTGGATATACTGGAAATTAAAGCTACACAAACGTTCTTAGTTTTTTCTAATGTTTTTATTTGGTTATTGATTTATAAACAAAAAGGGGTGACCGCACGCGATGTGTAGCCACCCCTAAACATATAATAATGCACAGAAATTATTAATTATTCTTCAGCTCCCTGGAGGAACTTGATACCATACTTCGTCTCGTAGTGTTTCTGCTGATCTTCACTCAGCATCTTGGTTTCGCTGTCGTAGAATATGGTAAGCAGCTCTCCGTAATCTTTGTCGTAGAAGTAGTTGTATTTATTGCAGAGATAGTTCCTTGCACAGAGACATCTGCTCGGAATGGTCTTGAACTTGCGTCGTGTCTTCTGTTTTATTCCATTCGTTGCTCTGTACCTGTCAAGCCTCAGCGTCTTTTTTAGAGATTCAGAACGTTTAGCTATTATCTCCGGTCTTACTATTGCCTGAGCACATTTCAACCGAAGTCTTTCTTCCGTTTCCTGGGTATGAGTAACGCCAAGTGACTTTGCTATGTTTGTTACACATGACTTTGTTATCCCAAGCTCTTTGGAAATTTCGGAAGAAGAGTAATCCGGATATAGCTTACGGACAGATTCCCTGATCTTCTCTCTTTGCTCTTTTCTTGCGTCCTTGAACGAATCCCCATGCAGCCTATGTAGCCACCAGTAAACAGTCTGTACTGCGCAACCGAAGCTCTTTGCCATTGCGTAAGGAGATTCGTAAGGGTGTTCCTTTATATACGTTTTCTGTTCATCTGTGATATTCATGTATTACTTTTTATCAGAAGAGCCATAGCCGTTATCGCCGCGCTCTGTTTTGTTTAACTCATCCGTCTCTATAAACATGATGTTGTCACTTGTTTCTAGGTGGAATTGCACGATTTTGTCACCAACCTTATATCTTGGCATATTTGGAAACAAGTGATAGAATACGGCAGAAATCTCTCCAGTATATGGGTCATCGACAGTGCCTTCACAGTTACTGAGAATCATACCAGTCTTCCATACGGAAGAACGAGGACGGAACGTAAAGCACCTAGAAATGTCGGCAGGTTTGTTGCGGTTTTCAATCTGTAGCGCAAATCCGAGACCGTATTTCCACACGTTAGGTGCAATCTCTTTCTCTGATACTGCATAGCAGTCATAACAGAAATCATCGTTATGCGCCTTAGATGGCATGATAGCGTTCTCGTTTGTCTTCTTAAACAAGACTGGCACGCCAATAACCTCGGTGAATCTATCAATCTCCACGCCATCAACGTTCACCTTTCCGTAGAACATACCAGCAGGACGAGTCCAAACCTTGTGTTCTCCATAGAGAGCCTGATAAACAACTTCTTTCTCCTGAGTTTCACTATTTGTAACCTCAGTGATAAATCTGTAATAACCTCCTTTGAAATGTCTAAAAATCTTTTCCATTTTAATATTTAAAGTTTAAAATTTAAAATTTATGTTCATCACATACTTGGTCGCAAGATGATTCATGCTCGTTATTACTGCACCATCCTACGCCGTAAACGTCTTCGTTGCCAAACCAATGACAGTTGCCGCAACATCTTTCTTTATACATCTTGCGTTGCTTCCTTTTGGCTTTATCTAATACTTTCAAAATACAATCACTAGCTATTTCGTCTGCATAACGCATAGGAATGTAACCACTTTTATAGCCCCTTACGGCACAATTATCAACAGTAAGTCTATGATTAATTCTAAGAATTAATTCATACACATCATCGTCAGACTTACATTTTCGTAACCCATCTTCTATATCTCCTCTAAGAAGACACGGAACATCGTGAGTTTTTATGTAATTTAAAACTATTTCTTTGTAGCTCATATCACTTAAACTTAATAACAAAAAACTCGGTATCAAGCCAATTGTCGGGGCATAAGCCTTTCTTAGACTTGCCAATGGTGATACTCTCAATCTCCTTCTCAATTCGTGGACTATCCTTGCGGTAGCCGTTGATGAAGAGAACGTGGGTGTATGGCTTGTATTCCGGTTCACCTGTCACACAACAATAACCGCCGTACTCATCAAAAAGCACTTCGCCGCCTTCGGCTTGCTGGTTTACAAGTCTGGATGCCCAATACGGCTTTATCTCCCGATACTCTTCATCCTTTTTTCCGTCAGCAATCATTTCAAACCATCGCTTGCTGACGGTGAGGGTCAATACTTTCTTTTCCATCCTTACACCTCCTCCCAGTCTGTTGCGAGAATATCCTCAGAATCTTTGAAAACACAAGGAAAGAATTTTTCATCGCATACAGCTATGATAGTCTTAGAGACAATATAGATATAAGCTCCACATTCTTCCCAAATTACCCTTCTCACTTTCTTTCCTTCCTTCATTCTTCTCAGAGCCTCCGAGAAGTCAAATATTTCCTTCTTCATAGCTACTTGTTTTTATAAATTTCACATGTCCCCTCATAAATTGTGCTATTTGTATAGATGTCTTTATATTGCGAAATGGAAACCAATCCATTTGCCTTCATTTCCTTAAGAATTTCATCATACACACTTTCTATTGCTCTTCTCTTCAATTGCTCCATGCCAAATTTGTCACGGCAATAGTATTGCATTTCAAAATTTGACATTGCAACTCTTGAATGAAGCTTAACGACTTGTGGCTTTATGTATCTAACCTCTATCTTTGGCTTGATGCCTAGTTTGTCAGCTAGCCATTGTTTCCATTTCGGTTTTACATCTTCTCCATCCAAGCAAATAAGCAGGATGTAGATAAAACTCATACAAAGATATAAAATTCCTATATTCATACGCTACTTCTTTTTATTACAAGGGCAGCTCTCTGCGTGAATAACACAAACTCCGTGTTTCGTTTCCACTACCAGATAATCGTGCTCTTCTTCTGTGATTACAGATATACCAACTCTCTTTGCTGGTTTATTGATATTAGCCAATGAGCAAATGCCCTCACATATCAATGCACCAACAATCAGACACAAGACCAACCAAACGGCTGACTTGGTTAAGTCTAAAATCTTATTCTTCATACGCTACTTCTCCTTATCGAATTTATTGCCGACTACCTTAAATCTATTTAATGACTCTTTCTCACCCATAAGATATGTTAGTGCAACGCAAAAATCACGACCATTCTTAGCGAGCAAACAAAATGCGCCATATTTAAACACTACTATTCCGTCAGGACTATCATTGGTGACATTTGAAAGTATATCACCTTCCCAAACTTCGTTGCCTTTGCAGTCTTTTAATCCTGTGAACATGCAGACCGTAGAGGTATCAACTTTTTGTACTCTTGTTATATTAGGAATTTCACTACTTAGATAACCTATACAAACATAAGTTTCCTTATGTATTAAGTCACCCTCTATCCACTCACCATTATCAAGGCGTTTTGCCTTGAACTTGATATTTTCTGTTTTCATAAGCTACTTATATAAAATTGTCACTCTTCTACTTTTATCTGCCTTCAATATAGCCTCCTTGGCTTTATCAACCGAAGAAAACAAATACTCTGGACGAAGGTTACATGCGCCATAATCCCAATAATGGATAAGCCCAAAGAGTAATGAATGTCTTTTATCTACACAATAAGCATATATTGGTTCATCCCAAGAATCGTAATGTATGCCTTTAACAGCCTCGCTTTTACGATACATGTCTACTATTCTATAGGTTGCCATAACTATTTTTTCTTTAAATGTATACACTCTATTAATGACCTCACCCCATTGCACACAGGACAATAGTGTTTGCCATCTATCATTTCCCAATCAGAGTAGTCACCAATATCGACTTCTTTGTTACCGAATAGTGCAGAGCAAGTATCTGTACCTTCAAATACTTCTCCGCATCTATCGCAAACAATCTGATACATTGTAATCGGTCTATACATAAGCTATTTCTCCTTTCCGTATAAAAGTTCAACACTCTTTCTTAGCACTGCCTCTATATGGTCTCTTTCGAGGTCTCTAGGCTGTCTAAGAAGCCATTCTATATCTCCGTCTATCAATTCTTGATAGGCTCTCCTTGATACTCCCATAACTATTCCTCCACTTCTACGCCAAATGGAGTGCCATCGGCAAAGGTATAGTCTCTTAATACCTCCTTGTAGTTATAAGGTTTATCTTCAATACCTATGAAAAAAAGTTTCCCAAGAGCCTTGCATACTAAAAACTTTTGTGTGTCCTTATCCTTCACCCACCCAAACGGCTGATGCTTTTGCATCTCTGCCCAGCACTCTTCTGCGTCCTTGAAAGGGCGGTAGGTAGACTCTGGCTTGATGCGATACTCTGTATTATTCCAAAACTCAATCTCTGTCATTTCCGTCCAATTATTCGGAACACTTGTACCTTTTATGGCACTCGGTTTTCTTCTTGTTTCTATTATCTTGCCTTCTGCAAAAGCTTGCAAGAAAGGATAAAATTCTTTAGCTTCAATTCTATTCATAGCTTTAATAATTTAGTTAAATACTTATCCATACTATAATACACTATCTGAGTAATAGTGTATACATAGAATGATTCACATTCTTTAGTTTCTTTCACTCGTAATATAGTACTTCCTGTTATTACCCATATTGCTGGTATGATTAAAGGCAACAAAGAACCTTCAATTACGAATACTATAGTACATATAGGAATCATAAGTAACACATATACTAATCGCTTCAAGATTTTCATATCAATCCTCCAACTCTATGCTATTTTCTGCTGCGTAGCCATCTTGTGCTTCCTCGCAAAACAAACCTTCGCAAAGCCAACCTATGCCGATGTTATATTTTGAAATAATGTTCTTGTTGCAATACTCACAGATAGCATCGCCGAATTTATTTTGTAATTCTTCTCTTGTCATAATAGCCCCAAATCCATTAATTTCCATTTAGCATATTCTTCTGCTACACTAGGCGCACTCAGTGCATGCATAGCCAAAAGATAGCCTTCGCAAGACGTTATATATTTTCCGAAAGCATTACGATAATCTAAATCTTCCTTCATGCTTTGTATTACGGATTCTTTACTCATTGCTTATCCTCCTTTGCCTTAAACATAGGGTCATCTTGCCACCAACTAACATATTTGCCTGTAGCAAGGTCTTCCTCTATTGGTTCTGTTTTATCAATTTCCAAACATGCAAGTATAACACATTGTGCTTTTGTTCTTGCATTTGCAAATCCACCAGAAGGAAGTATAGCCTGCCACCCGATATTATCAACTCTTAATATTATTGGCGAGTGGTGTTTGTAATATAATTGGTACATTCCGCTTCTGATTCTTTCTGTTTTTATTCCTGATTGTCTTATCATCCCTTTTCTTCTTTTTACCCTCTCCTGTAAAAGGGAGAGGGTGGTTAGTTACTCTGTTACCATTTCAAAAGCTTGCGCTCGTAGGCTTCCCATTGTCATAGGCATTGCCTTAATTGCTTTTGTTTCTGTGTAATGTTTTATTTCTTTGTTCATAGTTTTACCTAGTTAATGTTATTCATCAATTTCAAAACTCCATTGTTCCATATCAAACACTTCTTTTAGCTTTTCAATGACTTCATAAAAGTCATCTTTGGAACGTAACGCTGTGCCACAATCGCCAACTTCTGAGTATTCATAATGTCCCATATCTCTTTGTATCATTTCCTTCGTTAAAGGAACGCCAATATCAAATGCAAGGGAACGAGATTCACTCGGAATATCTATTGCCTTGTCATCTACATCTGTAATATATCCACTGATATAATGTGATGCATCATTGACATCTGTGTTGTGAATTGCTGAATATGCCTTACAGAAATAATGACAGGCTCCTCCACATAACCCGATAAAAGTTGAAATTCTAAAACGTAACACACGCTTACCATTTTTACGGCTGGCTTTTGTAACATAGTCAACCACATTTTTATTGAAAAAATCTAATGATTGAAACCTAAACCCCTCACCAATAGTTGCCGGTAATGGGAATGGTCCTTCAGTAATATCGTACCCACTTTCAAAAAAAATGTGCTGATTCAGCCAGCTTACGATTTCTTCGTCTGTTTTTCTAGCCATTGGCTGACTTAACATAGCTTTTAACATATCACTTATATTTATGTCCTATAAGGACGGTTAGTTACTAAATCTCATCAAACTCTTTCTGAAATCTCTGTTTTGTTTCATTCAGAAGCTGCTTGAATTTTGTTTTAAACTCTTCATCACACTCTGAAAGCCCACAAATAGCATCAGCAAGACTACTACGCATTGATTTTGGAGACAAATTTAAGAGTTCATTTACTTTAGGAATTAAACTCTTGGCTAAGATGTTTGCTCTTTCTAATTTTTCTGTATTCATGTTACTTTTTATTTATATCCATTACAGGATGGTTATTACTCTACTACTTTCTCAAGGGAAAAATAATCAATTCCCCAAGCTTGGTTTACGTCTTTGTAAGGTTCTCCGTTTTTCTTTATTTTTCGGATAAAAAAATGAACCTTGATTTCATTCTTGCCAAGAGACATGGCTCTTTTTAGACGTTCTATGATAAAGATATTGCCATTTTTATCTTTCACTTTGTCACCTTCTTGAAAAGGTAACAAACTAAGAAAGTCGTTCATTATACCATTCTGCTTTTTGCGAAGCTCTAATATTTGTGAATCCATCATCTTTAAACGACCTTCTACATTTTGTAATTTGTTGTATAATTCTATTTCTGTCATATTTTTAAATTTGTGCCTGAAGGCGGTTAAACTTCTTCTCTTTTAAGACAAGCTTCGGGAGTATATTCCGACCAGATACAAGTCCCACCTCTTGCCTTGCACCATCCATTATTTGTTTGGTGCTTACATTTCTTTTTCATACGATTTGTTTCTTGTGCCCGAAGGCTGTTAATCACCATATTTATATAATTCTTCACCACTTGAATCATACCCACAACAAGGACATACCCACCCCCAAATTACAACGGACTTTTTACACTTAGGGCATAAGCCTCTGACTCTATTAAACGATTCTAAAGCATATTGGCAAGCTTTCAAATACTCTAATTCGTCTTTGTCAGCTTGATTATCAATAAGTGCCTTATATTCATCCTTATCTAAAACTACTACTTCTAATGCCATATTTACACCTCCATTAATTGTTTTATAGCCATCAAAACAAAACACAAGCCTATTGCAAAAACAAGCAGCCATTCATGAGCAAACCATACAACTCTGCAAATTCTTATGCCTACATACATAAATGCTATGCCTATAGCTATGAATATGATTGATAATACTATAATCATCCTACACCTCCATTTCGGAGTTAAGTCTTAGACCGAAGAGAATGTGCTGTAACTGATGAACAAAGTTAATACTAGCAAGATTGTGTCTGTCTAGACCTACGCACACCAAGAACTCACCCAAAGTTATTATATCTTTTGTTATATACAGATAAGCTCTTTTTGTTGGCAATTTATACCAATCATAGCCATCGTTCTTCCATCCGTTCTTCTCTAGAATCTCTGGAGTGAGCGGAATCGGAACAATATTATCCTTATCAGCATATTGAATTTCTCCAGTTGGGAACTTGATTTGGTATGAGAGTACTTCATTTTCGTTTTCCGTACCAATTACCTCAACGATATATTTCTTTACACCTACATATACAGAGATAAAATCTCCTGGAATGTATTCTAGCTTATCCATACGCTTTACTTCATTAACCTAAGTTCTTTCTAGCCCAAGCTTCTGCCTTTGGCTTAGTCTTGAACTGTTTGTTTTTTACTTCATGCCAAACTCCATAAGGAGCTGTCTTATACTCGATGAGAAACAAACCTTTCTCTATCTTGACTATTCTATATTCAAAATACATACGCTTATATTTTTAAATTGCTATCTAATTGCAAGCCAAAAAGAATATGTTGGAGTTCATCTACACATTTTATCATAACAGTATCGTCTTTTCCGTCATTGAAAGATACTCCGATAATTCCCAAGAAATTATTATATCGCAAAGTGAAAGGGTATTCTTGGTGTTTATACCACCTATGCCCAAAACATTCTCCTTCAGAGCGATAACATGTCCATCCATTCTTTTTAAGAAACTCTTCCCAAATATGAACGTGCATAATATCATTTTGACAAATTTTGCCCAAGCTTTGCCCATCAATAACTTTCAAGTCGTAAGAATAATCTATATTGAACGGATAGATGCTACAGACAATACAAATAAATCCGTGACTATAAACTATATCACCCACCATATAACGAGGTGGTTTCCTAAATTCTTTCTGTGCCATACGCTTTACTTTTCTAAAGATGAATATATTCATTTACTTCACACAGAACCTTTGTCAACAGGTTCTTTAGAATCTTCAATTCATCATTCGAATATGTAGCTATAGGATAACCATCAAGGATAGTTTCGCCAAAGTAGCCACGACTTATCTTTAATGAGTGTTTATTCTCTTTCATTTTCTTTGCCTTTTACAATATTGTACACTTGTTTTAACTCATCTGTTGATAAGCGTTTGAAATCAAAAGAACTGATAGCGTAGACGAGAGTCTCACGAAGATTCTCTTCTTTAATATCTGATATTTCCTTTTCTGTAGGAACAGATATACTCTTCCTACTCCAGCTATCGCCACCGCATTGCCAGCCCGAATCTCTTCTAAATCTAGCGTTATTAACAACAATTTGAGTCTTTGTCACTTTATCAACCTTGGCGATACGTCTGCAATGCATACCTCTAACTAGTACATTATCACCAACAACCAAATCTTTAAGCTCTTTCATTGCTTCCTCCTTTCTTTTTAGGAACGTACTCATCTAACTCATCGTCAAACTCATAGCAGTCTGGGCAGTAGTGCTTATCGCCTATCTCTGCCCATTCGCTTTCCATTGCTTGCTCTTTTGCAGTTCCTTCGTCCAACCAAGCCCCGATGCCATTAAACTCATCAATGAAGGTCTTTCCACATCTGTCACAAACGACAGAGTACATAGTAACTGTCTTAATCATGGTTGCCTCCTTTCGTAATTAAGTCAAACAATTCATCTGCGTATATCCAACCATCCAAATAGTAAGCTTTAACTTCTAATTCCCACATTTCTTGATATGTGCCGCAATCAGTCTTGTACATCATATCGTATAGGTTGTAAAGATTTCTATAACCGCAGTCTCTTGAGTATGCAAGAATCCTTCCTCTGCCAATTTGAGGAACTTCGTTAGCATTATGAATCAAATCTTTGAATATCTCTTTCTCTGCCCAATCAATGCCATCCAAGAAATGCTTATCGGCATTTTTATCTCTTTGAACCATAAAGCCGTTTTTGCTAACCTTTCTGATTACACGATAGCTTTTGCTTGCGTAATCTCTGGCGGCTTGGATTTTCTTCTTTATGTCTATCATAACTATTACTATATTAAAAAGGTAAATATGGACGTTCAAGAAAACTAAGTAAAACAGCATGTTCTTTATATGCGAAAGAATCTGTTCTTCCCATTCTCTCAAAGCGTTGCATTTGCCTTTTACAATGCTCTATAAGTTCTTTCTTAAAAGCTTCGTCCATAACTTACCTCCACATCTTTAGTTGTACCTAACAATGATTCGTTGCCTTCGTAAGGGATACAGAACTCCCATCTACCATTAACACATACATAGTCATGATATTCATCTGTCTTATCTGTATGGCTAAATATATTTGCACGCCATTCCTCAGTTTTTTGATGTCTTACCAGCACTTTATCGAATGGTTTCAGCTCAACCTTTGGCTTCAAATCCACAATCTGTTTCTTCTCAGCATCCCAAGCCTTGCCTTTCTTTGCGAGAGCATCAAAGAGCTGCTGTTTCTCTTCTTCTGTAGCAAATCTATACTCTTCAGATGATTCCACCTCATCGGCAAACAATAATCCAACCATTTCATTTAGAGTAACATAGAAACTAAGGGTATGCTTATAAATCTTTCGGCATATTGCTACTGATTTTCCATATACCACTATATCCCCATCCTTGAACTCAAGCTTCTTTTCAATTTCCAAAGTTTCAAGGTTTAACTTACCGCCACATCTATTCTCTATTTTATTGATGTAACACTGGCTCAATTCTTCACTAACCTTAAAGTAATCTTTTGTTAATACATTCGTTTCTATGATAAACCTTTCAATACCATTATCAACTTTCAGCCAATACTTACATCTTATCATTTCATAAGTATCACTTGTAAATCTATCAAAAATGACTTGTGTATTATAGTCGTTATTTTGAAGTACATCGCCCTTTTTCCATAAGAATTTAGACCAGTCTGCCATATTCTCAGAAGGTTGCAATACACATTGCCCTGCTCTAAAGAAATTGCCATTATGCCAAAATCTATGTTGGTTATTTGAATTAAGTTCTTTCACCACAATAGATTTCTTTTTACGAACATCAATAATTTTTTTAAGCTCTACAGCTCCACATATTCGGGAATACAGCTTAGTTCCTTGCGGCTTATCCTTTAGGATTTCCGCTATATTTATTTTTGTTTCCATATTATTTTACTCTTATAAATTGAACATTCTTTTTGTCTTTTCTTTCGATTGCGGCACAACAAATATCTTTGCAGATATTTTCATAAATATTGCTGCTTATCTCGTCAAAGAAGCAACCATTACATTCTTCTGTCTCGCTTTTAACCACCTTCAAGACGATTTCCGAACCTATAGGTAAATCTTCCATAAGCTATTGTTTTTTACGTTTTAATTCTTCCAAGTCGTGTTTCAAACGCTTATGAAAGCTATCTTCGCCATCATCGCCACTAAGTAACCAGTCAATGCGCTGTGCGTAAACCTCGGCTTTCTTTAGTAGAGCTATACCTTTCTTGAACTCCTTGATGGTATCCTTAGAATACTCGCTACGATTAGGTATTGTATGATGATGCTTACGAACGTATTCTTTCTCGGAATCCTCTAACCAATGATCTTCAATATACCGATTTACGTCAAATTCATCATCAAGAGAATGTCCGTAGATTTCATCCTCTATTTCCGTGTATATGTCAGCAATTCTGTACTGAGCATAATCAAATGCGCCTCCACTCATACTATTCCGTTCTTTTTAGTTTAAGTTGTCTCATTTTTGCCTTTACCGCACCAACAGATCGCCCAAGAGCTTTCGCGAGCTCTTCATCAGACATCTTGTCAAAGTTACGTGACAGGAAGTTAACCTGGATGCCGTTCCAAGGAAGGAATGCGTTATTCTGATGTTCTTCACCATGATAGTCAACGCCATTAAGCTTCAGTCCTTCGTCGGCAGCTTTGTCTATCCTTTCCGGATTGCATACCTTCATTGCAACCACCTGCAAAGCCCTGTAAATCTGACCACCTTCCTTGAAGTATTCAGCATCCTTATCAGGTATAAGGATCCTGGCTACCTCCCTCATCGAGGCATACATGCCATACATAGACTGGATGAATTCTCCGCAAGGTCTTATGCTGCCGGAACTGATGCCGCGTTCACTCATAACGTCATCAAACTTCGTACACATATCGTGCAGCATGATTGACAGGTTGTAGGCTACGCATGCATACGCCTGAAGCTTGTGTTCCTTGATGTTGTTCTTCAGAAGAATATTATCGGTCGTGTAGAAGAGTCTCTGTATATCAATCTTCAGGTCTTCCTCCATGCTGTCTGTAATATCAAGCCAGAGCTCGTACTGCGAAATCTCGGTAGTATACTTTTTGAATATACCTATAAGAGTCTCAGAACGGGAGAATGCCTCCTTTATGCGATACTTAAGCTCATGCTTAAACAGGTCCTTCCTCTCACTGAGATTGTCGTGCAAGTCTTTGATTGCCGTCTGTGTGATTGTGGCGAGAGAACCGATAATGAGGTAATAGAGCGATGTTATATGGTCTACGGTTTCCCTGTCAGGCTCCTTGTAGTTGATGAAGAATGCTCCTTTCGGTGTGAAATTATATGCCGACATTCCTACACCTCCTTCTTTACTGCCAATGCGCAACTGATACAGAAAAGCATCAGGAGCGAAAGGAAAATATGTTCAACCATGAAACAGATAAATCCGTAGCCTGCGATAATTGCTGCGATAACAAGCAGGATCATCACTATTGTATGTTTGTATCTCTTCATATTTACTTTGATTTAATATTTCCGTATGCAGCCACATAGCTATCAAGCTGCTGTGTTGCGTGAACTAGTTTTTGATTGTAGCTATCTCGCTCTGCCCTTGCCTTAGAGATAAGAACGAAGCTGACAACGAATGATATTACTATTGTCACAACTATGAACAACCAAGGCAGCTTGTGTACCGCCTTATTGATTGCTCTACCCAGATTTCTCACAATAACCCAGGAGTAAACTCCTATGAACACAATCGCCTGCTTGGTGGTTGCGTTAGTAACTTCTGCGATTTTACCTTTGCTTTCTACCATAATCAACTAATTTAAAAGTATTGGTAATCTTCTGAAAATCTCATTGTCTGGAGTCTTAAACTCCTTATCCCACGTACGATACAGAACGTTAAGGTTCAGTTTCTTCGCGATTGGCTTAAATCTTTCCTCGAAAAATGGAACCTGTTCCTTAAACACATATAAGCGGTTACTAGGCAAGCGAGAAATATTGTTAAAGTATTCACGAGAGGTGCTGTGGTTGGCTATTTTTTCTAAAGCCAGCCAATCTTTCATGCTTTTTGGAGAAATGCTAAGACCATCAATATAAGAAAAGAGATGTGGCAAACAGAACATAAGAATTTGTCCGCTTGTATAAACGAATATGTTTTCGATGTTCGGGAAATTTTTCTTGACACTGCGGGCGAAATCATCAATGTCGATACTTGCCATGAATGGTTCTCCGCCCGTAATACACAAAGTGTGTATTGTTTTCAATTCCTTAACCGTAGCGACTGGAATTTTCTCAATATCGTACAGTTTATTGCAGCATAATTCACATTTGTAATTGCATTTGCTAAGAATCATCAAATGCATGATTTCTGGTTTCACTTTTCTTTCTGCCATAATTCTAAAATTTACTTGGTTCGGTTGCACCAGTTATCGGTAGATTGCCAATAACCGGCCATCCATATTTCTTTCTTTGTCGCATCAGGATGTTCATTGAGCCATTCCTCTGCCATTTTACTTACGTCTGCCATTTTTGTCTCGTTTTGATTCTTTTTCAAGTTTTCTCTTTAGCTTTTCAAGAGGGGATTCTTTCGGATCAACACCCTTTAAGCGGCAATGTTCTTCGTAGGATATTGCATTCTTTTTTGATTCCTCATATTCTTTTTTCTGTTTCTCAGCTAACTTCTGAGAATCAATTTCAGCTCTCTTTTCATAAAGCTTACACATGTATTTTTCGAGAGCAATAAAAAGTTTTTGAGGATTTACCGTCTTTCCTACATAGATTTCTCCATACTCGCCCATAGAAAACTCGTAGAAGAATCTAGTAAGCTCACTAGGCGTAAGGTGATAGTATTCTTGTCTGATACGCTGTGCCATAGCCTTGAACTGGTAAGGAGTAGTCGAATCAATAGCTCCAATAACCATAAACAAGTCGATGAGCATTATCTTAATCCAGAACTCGCTTGCGCCATCTTTGAAGTACTTATCAATACTAACAAACGACATACCGCCTCTAGCGACAGAATCATATACAGATGTAATTGCATCTGTTCGATTTTGCAGAGTAGGATATTTGTCTAAGAATAGCGCATATTGTTTGCCATATTTTGCTACCGCTTGGCTACATTCAGTCGGCAAGGATTGAACTAATTTTATTGAAAGTTCGTTGCTGTTGTTCATAACTATTTACACCATTGTTTTTAGGAGCGTACAACCCGGAATAGTTGTTTCCCATCGAATGCTCAACGATAACTTTTGCGTATTCGGGATTTCCGTTCGACATCTTTAAAAGATTCTTTTTAAGAGCCGCAAGACCACGAGGTTGATACTTCTGACGTTTCTCTTTCTTGTATGCAAGCCACATATCGAGAGCTTCCTGGCAAGGGTAAATCTCCTCCTGTTGCACTTCTTCCTGTTGCACTTCTTCCTGTTGCCCTTCTTCCTCAAAGTCTGATAAATCTTTGCCTAACGAGAACGCAGCACCCATACAAAATATTCTCTGTTTCTCTGTGTCATTAGGGAACAATTCGCTAGATTTCTGACGTATGCTAGTTGGTAACATCATAAGCTATTGTATGTATTTTTTTTGTCTTTCTATATCATGCTGAATATGCAGTAGTGCGATATATTCATCAGAATCAGGAAAATCAAATCCAGCTTCCTCTTTTGCCCACGATTTGAAATCAGAAATTGATTTGCTCATTTCGTCTCTCGTAAGGTCAGCAGAAGAACGGAGATACTTATAGCATTCTCCTGTGAATTTATCAATCCCTTCTCTGAGGAATATATCTTTGTTCACTACCAGCTTATAGAAATGCGTCTTAACTTCGTCTAGAGTGTAGCCGTATTGGAGGCCGAATGCAGATAGAAGCAAATGAAGATAGGCATTCTGCTTCAAAGAACGTCCACGTTTTTCTTTCAGCTCTACCATCGCGCCTTTATTCTCCAACTCGGCTACTTTTTTCCTAAACGTTTCAAGTTCAAACACATTTTTCAGGTTGAACCACATAAGCGTTGAATGCTCGTTTGATTAGAAGGGAAGGTCATCAGAGTTCCCTCGTTGCTGTGCTTGCTGCTGTGCAGACTGCTGTTCAGGTGGAAACAGATTTTGCTGATTCGTCGGGTTTGCCACGCCAGCAGCATTAGCAGAACTTGCCATAGCTTGTTGTGCTGCTTGTTGTGACACCTTAGTAACATTCCAGGCACGAATCTGATTAAAATATCTGCCCTGATATTCATGTGCATCAATATCAAAGCTAACGTTAATAACCTCACCACTATGAATGTTGAACTGAGCCAGACGGTCTGCTCCGAAAACATCAAAGGCCATCTTCTTAGGATATTGCTCTTGTGTTTCTATTACATAAGTCTGAGACTTCCACTCACCTCTTGCAGAGACGCCGCTTCTTTCAGGTAAAACGGCAATAACTTTTCCTTGAATTTCCATTATTTTTTATTTAAAGAATTTTGTAAAACCAAATCGGCCAGCTCGTCAAAATAAGCTGCATCCTTGATAGCGGAGTCCTGTTCGCCCGTAACCTTCGATGCTATTGATCCTTTCTGCATAATCAAGCTATAAAGATAGCCGTCGATAGTATTTGCACCCATAAGAATCCACGATGTAACCGCATTCTTCTGTCCGTTACGATAGGCTCGGCATTCGCATTGCGATAAGTCCGCCATCGTCCATGGGAGCTCGACGAACACCACATTGGAAGAAGCTGTAAGCGTAAGGCCTACGCCGGCTGCCTTGATGGAACAGATGATGATTCTCTTTTTCCTAGCCTGAAAAGAATCAATAGCCCACTGCTTCTGCTGCTGACTATCGGAACCGGTTACGGTGCAAACCTCATCCGGGAATTCCTTCTTGATTGCGCTAACGACATCACGATGCTCGGCAAACACGATTATCTGCTCTTCGGTATCATGAAGAAACTCTATCGTCGCCTTCATTTTTCCTCGTCCGGATATCGAGCGAAGGTTCATAAACCTGACAAGAGCCTTCATTCTAAGCTTTTTCCTAGCCTCTTCCTCGGAGCAGCTCTTGTATTCGAGAAGGAACGTGAGCAGGTCTTTCTTACAGGTATCGTACTCTTCCTGCGTTTCAGGGTCGAGGGCGACACTGATGGTCGTTCTGGTCAGATCCGGCAAATCCTTAAGAACATCTTTCTTTTCTCTGCGGAAGTAGCAGGTTTCGTGTATCTTCCGGTTAAGCTCTTCAAGATTCTCGTTCTCACCGTACCTGTTACAAAACTCACCAAAACCTCCGAACTCGTCGTTCAGGCGACCGAGGATAGCAAGCTGGCAGGCCAGGTCTGTTGCGTGATTGACAACGGGCGTACCTGTAAGCTCATAGATATACTCCTTGCCCTGGCACAGTCCCATGATAATTTTAGACTGCCTTGTTGATGGATCCTTGACTCTTGCAGACTCGTCGATAATCACAGACTTGATAATCTTCAGTTCATCACGAAACAGGAAGTTTTTCAGCCGTAACGGTTTCGGACCAAGGCTTACGACGAAGTATTTTGCGAGCGACTCGTAATTACATATCACTACATCATACAGGTTCATCTTAGTAAGATGATATCCATATGTCGCATTGACTGAATCGGTAAGAATGAGAGGCCGGAGGTTCGTAAACTTCTTTATCTCTCGTTCCCAATTAACCTTAAGTGCAGCAGGGCAAACAACAAGGCAAGGAGTTGCCTTTGCACGTTCAATGGCGACGATAGACTGAACCGTCTTACCGGTTCCCATGTCATCGCCATTGATACAGCGCTTCATGGCAAGCTCCATACGCACACCTTCTTCTTGATAATCGTATAATTTCGGTTTATCTGACATAATAATAAATTATAATAAGCACCACATGCGGAAAGCCCATTCAAGAGCCTTCTCCCTACCACGCAAATACAACTCGTCACCACGTTCAATCTTCTTGTAGAATACTTTCTTCTTGGTCTTGGAGACCGCAAAGATAAAGTCCTGGTTTCCGTATCTTGGGTCTATACTGTGCGTAAGGTCCATATACCATGCACGGCTTCTATCCCAATCGACGAAATCGATCTGAGCCTCAAATTGCTCCTGTGACGTAGCTGCGGTGGTCTTCAAATCACCGCCGAACTCCCCGAGCCACCAGTCAAACTTGCAGCGTACCGGAAGCTCGAACTCGAAGCCCTGGTATTCCATCTTCATATGCGGATTGATGAATGTCTTCTGACCGACCGCATTCTTCAGGACGAAATCAAGGAACCTATCCTTCGTTGCCTGTTTCTTCAGAACAGCAAGCCGGTCTAGACCCCATTTCCAATCCTTCTCCGTATATTTCTCGTCATCGACCGTCATGGCGTAATGATTGCACTTTTCCGGTTCGGTAACAAGAGCGTCAACGAGAGTTCCGAGATGGAAAGCCTTCCTCTTGTCCTCTTCCTTTACGAAATTGAGCTGCGGGTTCAGGGCAAACTTCAATGCAGTGAGGTCCGAATTGGAGACCTCACCACGAGAATAATAAGGGTCAAACGGTTGTTCTGCCATATTACTTAGCCGTTACCTCATCCTCATATTTAATATAAGGAGAAACGATATACTCTTCTTCGCTGTTTGCGTGTTTCTCACACGCCTTGCGCATGAACTCCAATCTGGAAGCAAGCTTGTCTGGAGACATCTTGGAGCCTTCAATCGTCCACCACTGCTGGATGATGTCGAGCCAGGCATTCTTGTCGGTAACAACAAGGCGTTTTGTTACCTTGATTTTCTGCTTACCGGTTTCTCCAACAGAAGTCTGGGCAAAGAGCGACTGAGCCTGTGCGGTAGCGTGCTGGGCTGCATTTTCTGCATCACGCTTCTCCTGCTCAGCCGCAAGCTTTCTCTGCTGCTCTTCCTTAGCAGCCTCATCAGCCTTACGGATAGCCTCTTCCTTAGCCTTACGTTCAGCCTCAGCAGCGGCAGCTTCTGCTTCCTTACGTTTGCACTCTTCCTCAGCAGCCTTCAGCTCGGCTTCCTTTGCCTTGCGTTCAGCCTCGGCAGCTTTCCGCTCTGCCTCCTTGCGCTTGCGCTCCTCCTCGTCCTTGATACGCTGAATCTCCTCCTGCTTCTTGCGCTCTTCCTCAGCAGCCTTACGTGCTTCCTCCTCTTTGCGCTTACGCTCCTCTTCAGCCTTGCGAGCTTCCTCCTCTTTGCGCTTACGCTCCTCTTCTGCCTTCTTGATTTCAAGAAGTTCAGCAATCTTAGAATCAAACTTCATAAGAAGCTCATCACGTGTAGCATTTACGGTCTGCTTATAAGATGCAAGCAACGATGCGGAAATCTCCTTGTATGCGCCGTTCATAATATCCTTTGCATCATTTTCCTCAATTTCGGAAGAGTATGAAGGCTTGTTATTAACGAACAGATGTCCGAGGTCAAGAACATCAGAACACTCTGTAATACGTTTCTTAACTTCATCCTTGTTGTCAAGGGTGAGAAGAGAGAACGTGTTATTAAGTGAGTTGATAGCAGCAGAAGAATGCTCTGTGAGGAGATTGTTCAAGATATCAATCGTATCAGTCTTCAGCTTAATCTTGGCCTCCTTGATGCGCTCCTGGCGCAGACGTTCCTGCTCAGCCTTACGCTGCTGTTCAAGCTTGTATGCCGCATACTCGTTGCGTTTCTCCTGAATCTTATAGACAACAGAATCGGTGTTCTTGATAGAGATAAGGTTCTCCATCATAGTAAAACCCTTACGGACAATATCGAACACTTGGGTAACACCCTTACGTTTCTCCGTCATTGCTTTCTCTGTCAGTTTAGCTTTCTTGATAAACTCAGCGGCTCTCTCGTCGAGAGCATCGTTCATTCCGGATACGCCAATATCAAACAACAGAGACTCACCTGCATTCACGCATGCCTCATAAGATTTCCTGTTGGCTTGCACCGCATTTTCCGTATCAGATTTTAGCGTTGCAATCTGTCTTGTAATATTGTTGGCTTGTTGTTGTACCAACTGCAATTCTGTATTTTCTGCCATATATAACAATTTTAAAATGGTGAATCACTATCAACCTTTACCTTTACACCTTTATCTTCCGGTGCGGCATCACCAGTACCAAAGGCCTCCTGAGACGGTTTCTGCTGAGTCTGCATATCGATGTCGGCCTGCAAAAGAGCGCCCAGACCAACCTTCAGCTTAGGATAGCCCTTGAACGCATGCTTGCATGTCTTCGAGATAAGGAAGCCTGTGTCGATATCTCTGAAATACGTTCTACCATCGTTCCCGACATAGTTTCCGCCGTAAAGAGCGTTGGCTTTGTGGTCTTTACCTCCGAACTTCTCCGAATACATACGGAGACGGTCGATACCTTCGCGGTCAAGAACGAAGTAATCGTAGGCATTGTTCGGAAGAATAATCTTCACGTAACAAGCAACGATGTATGAATTTTCAGGTCGAGGATAAGTCTTTGCGTAATCAACGTACTTATGACCGTCTCGTTCACCGAAACGAAAATCGTCACAATTGTAAACTACGACAGGATTGTCACAACGAACAATCTGACCGGCTCGCTGGCGAAGAAGAATCTCGCCATATCCAGTATAGGTGATCTTGGCCGTATAATTCGTTTGCCTGGTATTCTTGTCGTAGTTACTGTAACCCATGAGGTAACAGAGTGTCGTAGTTCCCTTTTCGAGAGACAAGCCGTTAATTGCCAGGTTCATGAAGGCATCGTGAATATTCAATGATGGAGCCTTTTCAAGATAGCCCTTGAACGGTCCATTGAGAAGTTCTTCGTTGAAGAATGCCTTCTGCTCTTCGAAGAATACTTCTCCGCCCTCTCCGAACTTCTGATTGTACACCTCGATGAATCTGTCTCTTGCCAAATCGCAAATCTGATTATGAGGCGTTTTGTTTAACTGCTCTATATCCATTTGTATAGAATTAAAAATTAATGTACCCTATCTAAATACCTGAAGTAAGTTTCCACCGTCACGCTTTCGCCCTTTTCATTAAGGCGTTCATAATGAAGTGGAACCTTACCGAGTTTTCTACCCTCACCTTCAATGTAGTTGAGGTATGCCGCCTTTCGGGCCAGCTGTACCGACTTGCTTCGTGGAAGTTCCATGATGCACGCATGCACCTTACGCAAGTCAAGTACAGCAAAGGCCATCTTGGCGGGCATTTTTGCTATTCTGTTATCTATTTCTGTCATTCTTCATTTTCTTTAGACTCAGAAGAATCTGGAGCATGATGTTCGAATACATCGAAGACCTTAGTTTCGTTAAGACCAACGATGTCGTAGTCAATCATTGTTTTGCTCATCACCTCATCAACATATCGAAGAGCACGGGCAAGCGACTTTGCCTGAACGAGGTAGTTGACGTTGCTACGCTTCTCCTTTTCTGACTTCTCATCAATTGTGATAAACTGGAGCTTGGCAGCGTACCACTTGTCATCCTCACTATTGTCAGAGAAGAATACCTCTTTGAAATTCGCCTCCTTTGTGCTAGGGACGTTCATGTCACCACTAGAATATACAGCCATTTCTTCGATGATAGAAGCTTCTGCACCTGTACAAGACAGAGCTTCAACGATGTAGCACTCGCTAACGACCTTTTCTGAACCGTCTTCCTGAGTTTTCTGATACTTAATCTTGGTTTCGAACCAAGAACCTGATTTTGCTCTCATTGTTATACGAATTAATGTGTTAATACTCGGCGCCAGCGTCCACGCTGGAATTTCTTGACTGCGTGGATACCGAACAATTTAGGAGTTGTTACGCCTGTCATCATAGGAAGCACATTGCCCTTTTTCAAAATACTTTCGAAATGTGAAGAAGTGACAGGAGCGTGGCAGATGATGTTCTTCTTGACATCATACAGGTTGCCGTACTTTGATACTACGCCCATTACTCATCCTCCTTCATTACTTTCAACAACTCGCGGAGACCTTCAACGCTTGACATCTCTCCGCTTTTTACTTTCTCCTGGAGTTCATCGAGCTTCTTCATCTTAGCGAGGAAAGAGTTCTTCTTGTCCTCAAGCGAATTGATGCGCTTGGTGATTGCCAGTTCCGGGTTATCACTGAGAATGATGTCCAATGCGATGCCGGCGAAAAGGTTCGTATTATTCTCCTTCTTGCGTTCATCATCAAACTCGTCGATATCACGAGTGAACTGGTTTTTGCCGTCGATAACCTTCTTGATTTCATTGAACTCAGAAGGATTCTTCGAGATGTCGAATGCTCTGTCAACAAGAGCCTGCTTGTCAATTACTACACTGACGATAATTTTGTCTTTGTCCATAATTTAAAATATTTAGAATTAAACTACTAGTCTTCCTGGTCCCAACCAAAAAGATGTGCTACGAATGATACAGCAGCAAACATAACTACTGTGGTTAGTAAACTAATGAAAATTATACACATATCTTTTAGATTTTACACCTTATTATATTATATAGCAGTCTGACGGTGGATAATCAACTATTTTCCACTCGTTCTTCTTTACCTTGATAGCCTTTCGGAATATCACGACTGCTTCACCGTTATGACGTTTCCTGTTGTGGGCGATAAGTCTTGCCACCACAGCCTTTGTTGTAATCGAGAACTCTCTGAGCTTTGAGGTATAGATGCTCTTGACATCGCATATCACAATCTTATCGCCTTCCCGGTAAACGAAGTCGGCAGTATAGTTATGCCCGTAAAGCAGTGACCTTCTCTCATACTTGACCTTAGTTTTAAGCTGCTTTGGTTTCATCATCCATACCGGATTGATTGCCGTGATGGTTACCTGTCTGTGTATGCAGCTTATGCCAGGATCATCGAGTATGGTCTGCAAGTACAGATACTCCTCTCTTGAATCGTATTCGTTCCCGTCAGGAGCGTAATACTTCTTTGAACCTACGCGTCCCATGTCTTGCCGGCCTCCGCTCCGGGATTTTTAAAAAGCAGATTGATAGCCTCAGAGCCATATCTCTGCCACATTTTGTTACCCCACTGGATAAGATATTCACCCTTTCGGGCTTCGAGCTTACCGTCCGTACGTTCCGGTTTAAGGCGAACAGTAATATCCCTTCCGTTCTGTTCTATGCTTTCAACGCATTCCAGATTCCGAAGAGCATTAATGTTTTCCTTACTGATTCTTATTGTATTTTTAACTTTCATCTATATAAAACCTCTCCGTTTAGCCAACCACGCAAGGCAGGAGAGGTGATTGCACGTGGTTATTTGTGAGATGGAGTAGAAATCAATGTTAAAGGGAGGAGGGAGAATTGACTCCCTCACTCCCCAAGATAATCAAAAACTGTAAACTTATGGCACTCACAATAAAGTGAGCCACATGCAGGACTCGAACCTACGACCAACCACCATGTTAGGCTGCTCTGACCAACTGAGCTAATGTGACTTGTACCTCCTACTTTCACAAGCAAGAGGATTAATACTCAACTCAAATTACATTAAATGACTTATATAAAGCGCCGACCTCTGTCAGCTAAAGCAAAAACATATAGAAATACCTACTTGGGAAGCCCAGGGGAGACTCCAACTCCCAACCTCGCGGAAAGTACCACGGCTCTATGCAGTTGAGCTACTGGGCGACACATAAGTTAACCAATCAAAAATCTTGAAATACGAAAGAAAATTGGGAAGAGAGGATGGATTCGCACCATCGACCTCCAAGGACCTTTCCCCTGGCGCTCTACTACTGAGCTACTCCCCCTAGAAATAAAAAATAATTCCTTCTAAAAGAGATAGACGTACCCTATCTTCCCAGACCAGATACGCAAAAAACAATCTTTTCACATATAAACAATTTAGAGTTTTGAAAATAAACATTTGTGGCAGGTACAGAACTCGAATCTGTGACCTCTAGGTCATGAACCTAGCGAGCTACCAACTGCTCCAACCTGCGATGTGTGCAGCCTATCTTCACAGACGAGCTGCATTTTTAATTGAATATGAAATAATACAATGAATTACACTTTTGGAGGAGAAGGAGGATTCGGACCCCCATTTGCGACGATAAGAACGGTATCATCTAGTTGTCGCCGTGCTTCCGGTTACACCAGTCTCCTCTGATTTGTTATATGAATGATGAAGATAAATCATCTTTTGGGATTTTCAGAGCTTTTCCTGCTCACCAGACTGCAACGTTTTGGGCAGTGCTTGCACCGACAATTCTTCGTTCCGGTGTAGTCCGTCTGCTTACTTGATGCAGATTAGCTGGATTTTCGTATGTCGTGCGTCCTTTCGCCAGGTCACGGCATCCATAGATGCTCTCCAGTTACTTCTTTTACACGCATACTATTTCTGTGCATCAACATGTCAAAGAACTATCTTCCATGCCCGCTCAATGAAACTCTCATCTGACGCAAGATTGTCGCTGCCCGAACGACCTACTTTATAAGGTATAAGGACTTACCTTTGCGCCGTCAGAGAGGATTTAACTACTAAACGGAACTAAAAAAGAGTGTGACTGAGGAGGGATTCGGACCCATCGACCCTCGGTTTAGGAAACCGATGCTCTATCCAACTGAGCTACTCAGTCTGATTGGGGCGAAAGAAGCTAAACGAACAGACATCGCCCCAAAGTATCTACCGCTGTAGATAAAACCCAAATAACTAATAACTAACAATCATGCTCTCACGAGCAAATGAAACAAATCTATAACTTTAACCATACCAATATTTCAACACACTTTATGCTCTTCAATGAGCTCATCTACATCAGACTTCTTGAAGAATGCGGTATTGCCTATCATATAATGATGGATCTGACCGCTCTTTCTCAAGTCGTGTATGTAACCTGTACTCATGCCGATATACTCGGCGAACTCTTTTGTGGAGAGCCATATCTTTTCGACAGGCTCTACTGATACTTTCTTACGAGGCATAGGCTATTTTTCGATTAATGGAAGAATTTCATGTTTCTTTAACTCATTATACAAGAACAATCTTCCTTTCTGAGTCCACTTTGTGTGCATTACAGAACCTGCACTACCATCACGATGAGTGATAGAAACTGTTTCTGACTGAACGTAACCACAAGGGAGATACTTTGCGTAGAGAATCCACTGGCCACCAACTTTACGTTGAACGCCGAAGTTTCTCAGCAAGATATTGAACGCCTTTGCTGATTGACCGTAGTCTTGAGCAATCTGTGTCGTTGTAACGGTCTCCTTGCTCGAAAGGATTGTATCAACATAACTAACCTTTGGCTGCATCTCGGTAATTGTAGCCGAGAGTTGAACAATCTCTTCATTCTTTGATTCGAGAGCAAGCTGTTGTTGCTCTATCTTCTCCTGCTGCTTTGCTGCTAACATCAGAGCTTCAGCGAAAGACTGAGGAACTTGATACCGCTCTTTCTTTTCCAGCTCTTCCCAACGAAGGACAAGCTTTGCTCTCGCCTCGTCATTAAACTTTGTTGCGATGTAGAGGCATTCAGTTTTTGTCAACTGATAACAAGGTCTCTTCTCGCCTTTTTGGTCTGTGTAATTAACCAGCGCAAACTTGCGCCCGTTAACTTTCTCCCAAGCTACCTCCATATTTCTAATGGAGCGCATAACATCTTTATGCTGCTTGTTCGTTATCTCTGCTATCTCCAGAGATGTCATCGTATCGGTTCTTCCGAGTTTGATAATTTCTTCCATACACTATATACTTATTAATTCTACACAGAAGGAACAGCCTCCACTACCAATGTACGATTCTTGAAGTTCGCCTTGGTTCTGTATCTCGCTACGCCATCAGGCGGCTCTGTATTACCAATCTGATAAGCGTATTGACGACCAGACAGTAGAGCTTTCGCCGAATCGAGAACAAAAACCTCGAATTTTCCAGGCTTAATGTTCAAAATGTCCGTCTTTGTCAACTTTTTCATCTTGCTTGCTTTAATTTTAACATATTATATTTGGAGGGAAGCGAAAAAGTTTGTATCTTTGCAGTGTGAATGTAAGATAGCGCACTTTCGGTCGCTTTGCCCTCCGTTTGTGTCGGTATTGCTTTGTTGCTTTAACCGAATCACGAGTGCAAAAGTACAATAATTGTCCGACATACGCAAATTAAAACGCAAGAAATGTAGGACATTATACAGTATTTAACACTTTTCTCGGTTTTAGTTACATATTTGAAACTAAAATTAGGAAATTATGGACGACATCATTACAAGAATCAAATCCGTAATTGCTGATAGCGGACTGACGAGTAATGCTTTTGCTCTGAAAGTTGGAATGAACTCCTCTAATCTGAGTCGAAAGCTAAACGGAAAGGTTCCTATCACGTCTAGGGATTACAGACTTATATGTGATTCCATCGGGGTCAACAAGGACTGGCTTGAAACTGGAGCCGGGGATAAGTACATAGGCGAACCGCTTAATGGGAAAGAGACTATGCAACCTGTGCTTGGTGTCCCTTTCTACGACGTTGAGTTCGCCCTTGGTTACGACGAGCTGTATAACGACACCCCGAACATGCCAACGAAGTTCATCTCAATCCCTGGCTACGAGAAGGCAGATTTCTGGTGCCGTGCGTCTGGAGACAGCATGAAGCCGGTCATCAGCAACGGTGACATCATCGCATTGAAAGCCGTAGAGGACTGGCAGAGCTTCCTTCCGATGAACGAGGTGTACGCAATAATGACTACGAACGACCTGCGAACGGTCAAGATTGTCCGCAAGGGTTCGGACGATGCTCACTTCACCCTCCACGCATACAACGAGGAGTTCGAGGATCAGGAGATACCGAAGGAGGCAATAATCAAGGTGTTCAAGGTTCTTGGGTCATTAAAGGCAATATAATTAATAAAAATATAAATTATGAAGAGAATATTAATGATATTGACAGCAGCGTTGTTCTCCTATACATCTTATTCGCAAGTTGTAATGGGAAGAGACATAACTACGACCAGCAAGAAATACACTGCAATCCTTGCGACCAAGGGATACAGACCATACGAAACGGTTTCTGGAGTAAAGAAGTTCAAGGTTAAGTTTGCTGGTTTCAATAATGTAAGAGAAGAAGTACACTATGACACTAGCAATGACTCAATCACGCAAGTAAAGTTTGTATTCGAGAAAAGAACGCAAAGCGAACTAGAGGATGCATACTTCACACTTCTCAAGCAATACAAACAGAAGTACCCTAAAGGGGAAAACGGGGACATGAAATGGGAAGGAGTTGATATGTACATGTGGCACTACAACCCATCCAAAGGCTCGAAGAGGTCTATATATCTAAGTATAGACAACATCAAGCATGAGATGCAGGTGCAATACTTCTCAAACTACGAAGAAAAAGAAAACAAGAAAATTGAAATAAGTAGTGATATATGA